CTTCTGCAACTGCAACTAATGCAGCTGTATGTGCTTTAGATTTTGGAGCAGATAAAACAGCGACAGCAGGTGTTTTCACAATTCAGTTTCCAGCAGCTACATCAACAGCCGCGATCCTAAGAATATCTGGATAATAGGAAGGTAACTTCCTATGGCGGTCAAGACATTTACAGTTACTGTTGTTAACACTGGTGGCGGAAATAAATATTTTATTGATGGTGTGCAACAAGCAACTGTTGCTCTTGCCCGAGGTGCGACCTATAAGTTCGATCAATCTGATTCATCCAACTCTACACACCCATTAGTTTTTTCTAGTGATTCAGGAAACTCAACTCCATACACAACAGGAGTAACTACAAATGGTACTCCTGGATCATCAGGAGCTTATACAGAAATAGCTGTAGCTACCTCTGCTCCATCAAATTTATATTATTATTGCAGCAATCACGCAGGAATGGGTGGTGCAGCTAATATTACATCAGATTCTTATGGTGCTCTTACTTGGAACACTAATGCTTTTGGAAGTTCTGTTAACACTGTATCTATTACAGGTATCGCAATGGCAGGAGCTTTGGGAACTCCAACAGAAACTATAGGAGATGCAAATATTGATGTAACAGGAATAGCCATGACTACCACTCAAGGTAGTGTGAGTGCTACAGGTTTAGCTTTAGTTACTCCAACAGGTATATCATTAACTTCAAGTGAAGGAACAGTAGATGTTGGCCCTGACGCATCAGTCACTGGAGTTCAAGCATCTATGGCACTTGGCACACTTGATGCTTTTCATTTAGAAGGTTGGGGAAGACAACAATGGAATAGTTTTGCATGGGGTATTTCTGGAACATTATTAGTAACAGGAAATCAAGCAACTACAAATACAGGTAGTGTAGATATTCAAGCAGGTGCAAGTGCTGGCCCTGCTACAAACAATGGTCAAACAATAACTGGAGCATTAGGTACTCCTGTCATTGATATTCAATCAAAAGTATTTCCAGTTGGAGTAGAAATGTCTAGTACATTAGGAACAGCAGACGCTGGTCCTGATGCGATGGCTACAGGTAATCAAGCAACAGCAAGTTTAGGTACCATTGATGCATTCAACGCGCAAGGTTGGGGTAGACAGCAATGGAATGTAAATGCATGGGGTGTTGAAGGTCAATTTGCAAATATCGATGTAACAGGTGTTGCAATGTCTTCTAACTTAGGAAGTGTTTCAGAAACTATTAGTGGTAATGCAAATGTAACTGCCAATACTTTAAACGTAGCTCAAGTAACAATAGCAAATGTGGATCCTGCACCTGATGCTATGATTACAGGTAATTTCATGATTGGTTCTTTAGGCCAATTAGGAATGCAAGGAGATGTTCCACAAGATGTAACTGGTATAGCAATGAGTGCAAATTTAGGTACTCTTGCTGTTGATTTAAATACTCCTGTAGATGTAACTGGTATAGCAATGAGTGCATCTTTAGGAAATGAAAATATTGTTATTCATGTAGATGTACCACTAACAGGAAATACCTTGACTATGGGCCAAGGTTCTGGTAGTGCTTTAATCTGGAACGAAGTAAACACAGGTACAGCGCCTATAAATCCTCCAGGATGGACAGAAGTAGCTGCATAATGAGTTTGACACAAACTCAATTTTTTAGTAAAGTAAACGCAAATAAGGAATTTAAATTATGGCAAACTCAACATCAGCTAGTTTAAAATTAACAGTTCAAGCAACTGGAGAAAACTCAGGAACTTGGGGACAAATTACAAATACTAACTTACTAATTCTTGAACAAGCAATTGGTGGTTATGACGCATTTAACGTAACTAACGCATCTAGAGCTTTAACTTTTACAAATGGTGCTTTATCAAATGGTAAGAATGAAGTTATTAAATTAACTGGAACTCTCGAAGGTAATTTAAATGTTACTATTCCAGATTCAGTTGAAAAAACATATGTAGTTGAAGATGGATGTAATCATGCAGGTTACACTTTAACTTTCAAAACTACATCTGGAACAGGTGTTCTTTTATGTGAAGGTCACACTTACACATTATATTCTGATGGAACTAATGTTGTAAAAGCGGGTGAGCTAAAAAAATGGAGAGCAATTACTGCAGCAGAAACAGTTCAAGCTGGTGCTCAACTTTTAGTAAACACAAGTGGTGGAGCAGTAACAGCAACACTTCCAGCGTCACCCTCAGCTGGTGATGAAGTTTCTTTTATTGATCAAGGTTATGATTTCAATACTAACGCATTAACTGTTGGAAGAAATTCTTCTAACATAGCTAATTCAGCAGCCGATCTTGTGGTCAACACACAAGGTGCTGGTTTCACATTAGTTTATTCAGGAGACGCTACTACCGGTTGGACATATAAGGAGAAATAATCCATGGCTAACTATGAAGCAACAAGGTACGATTTTGACGGTGCTAATCTTACTGATATTCAAGGTTTAAACACTGGTTTAATTATACCCTGGACTACTGCGTCAGTACCATCTGGATTTCTAGAATGTAATGGTCAAACAGTTTCAAGATCAACTTATGCGGATTTATTTGCAGTTGTAGGTACAACTTATGGGGCTGGAGATGGTTCATCTACATTTGGTCTACCAGATTTTCAAGATAACTGTTGTGTAAGTAAATCTCCCAGTAAATCTTTAGCTTCAACTGGAGGAGCTAACACTGTTACTTGTAGTGGGAATTTAAGTGGTAGTTTAGGAAATACTACTCTTAGCACTCCTGAAATTGCTAGTCACTCCCATACTTATAACGCTGGACGTGAACCTGTTTTTCCACAAAGTGGTGCAAACGCAAACCCTAACCAGTATGGTCAAACATATCAAATGTTTGATATTACTATATCTAATACAGGTGGTGGTGGAGCTCATTCCCACCCTTTATCAGCAAATTTTTCAGGTGGCTCAAAATCAATTGTGCAACCATATTTAACATTAATGTATGTAATTAAAACTTAGAGGAAATTATGGCAAACTACGAAGCAACAAAATATGATTTTACTGGACAAAATCTTACAGGAATAGATTTAGTAAACACTGGTTTAATTATACCATGGAGTGCGGGAAGTATTCCATCAGGTTTCTTAGAGTGTAATGGTCAAACAGTTTCAAGATCAACTTACTCTGCATTATTTGCAGTTGTAGGTACAACCTATGGAGCTGGTGATGGTTCTTCTACATTTGGATTACCTGATTTACAAGACAAAGTAGCAGTGGGTAAATCACCTAGTAAAGCTCTAGCTTCAACTGGAGGAGCTAACGCAGTGACTAATGCAGGAAACGTTGGTGGAAATGCTGCTAACCATACTTTAAGTACTCCTGAAATTGCTAGTCACGATCACTCTGTTGATTACAGTCAAATGAATAATCATGGTTTTGCTTATCCTCAATCAACTGTTATACCGCCTCAAGGTTATACTTCAGGAAATACAGGTGGTGGCGGAGGTCATTCCCATCCATTATCAGTTTCTTTTAGCGGTGGATCAGATTCTGTGGTACAACCTTATTTAACTCAAATATATATAATTAAAACTTAAAACTATGGCAAATTACGAAGCAACAAAATATGATTTTAACGGTTCAAACATTCAAGGTTTAGTGGGTGTTACAACAGGATCTGTTATACCATGGAGTTCAGGAAGTATTCCATCAGGATTTTTAGAATGTAATGGTCAAACAGTTTCAAGGTCAACTTATTCAACTTTATTTGGAGTAATAGGCACTACTTATGGGGCTGGAGATGGTTCAAGTACATTTTTAGTTCCAAACATTTCTGATAATGTTGTGGTTGGAAAATCACCTAGTAAAGCTGTGGGATCTACAGGTGGAGCAAACGCAGTAGCAAATACTGGAAACATATCTGGTAATGCAGGAAACACTACTATTAGTAGTCCTTTACTACCTTCTCATGCTCACCCAGGAAGTGGTAAAAAAAGTAATTACAGACAAAGTGGTCCATCAGGAAGTCTCTCTCAACCAGCATATCCTATGGGTAACTCAAGCACTAATAGTGCAGGTGGTGGTGGAGCTCACTCTCATGGTCTATCTGCTAATTTTACAGGTGACTCAAGTTCAGTGTTGCAACCATATTTAACTGTGATATATATAATTAAAACTTAGGAGATTTTTATGTCAAAACATGGTCTATGGACAATTATTATTGAAGATAAAACAATAATTAAAAAAACAGGTGATTTTTCAACTTCTAATCCTGGAGCTCATAAAATAGAAGGACACGATTCATTTTGGAATGATTCTAAATGGAATAATATTCATGCTATTCAATTTACTGATGATGGTGTAGATAATGATCAAGTAGAATATAAAGATAATTCTGAAAACGGTTCTTATGATGCATCTGTATTAGGAGATTTTAGAACAAATTTTATAGATAAATTTGATGCAGCTCATTTAGCTCAACTTCAAGCAGATTGGGATAACAATACTGAAGGTAATACTATAGATTCAGATGGAAATCCTGTTGAGGAAACTGAAGCAGATAAAATTACTAGATTAGGCGCAAGACCTACTTCATATACTTCATAATAATTTTTATTTTAATTAACTTTGTTTTAAACAAAGCCAAGACGTTAAAATATATTTTTCTCCAGACAAAGGAGGATTACCTCTATGAACATATGGAAAAGCTGCAGGCCAAATAACTATTCTACCTCTTTTAGGTTTTACTCTTTTTGAAAAATGTAAAAATTCTGTTTCTCCACCATCTTCTACGTCATTTAAATAGATAGAAAAAACCAACCACCTAGTAAATCCTTCCATTCCCATTCCTTCTCCCCACTCAGTGTGCCACACGTGATAGCCCTCTCCAGGTAAGGTTTTTTGAATTTTCATAATTGTATATTTAAAACCAAATCTAGAATTAGTTATTGCATCTATATTAGTTGCAATAAAATATTGTTGTAATGCCATATCAAAGTTTACTATTATATCTTTAATATCATCTTTTAACATATGAAAAGCAGGTTGAAGATCAAGAGATGAATCTTTTTTACGAAAACCTTCTATTCTTTCATTTGTATATCTTGTATATACTTTGTTAGCTTTTTCTTCTGATTGATACATTTTAATAACGTCCTCACATTGTCCAGGAGGAATAAAGTTATCAAACACCCCTATAAAATCATCTACAGTAGCTTTTTTTGGTTCAGGTTTTATTTCTTTTATTTTTTTCATATTAATACATTTTAACATCATCTTTAAACTCAGTGTTTGGACCATTTTTATCTACATAATGAAAAAACACTTGTGCATTAGAATCATGTTTTAGTTGTTTCCTTCCGTGAAGTATTTCACAGCCTAAATATATAACGGCTTCTCCTTCTTTCATATATACATCTTTACCATCTATAGTAATAGGCCATGGATTACTATGTTGTATACATGCTGTCACACTAATCTCACATGAAGGTCTATCTTTATGCATAAGTAAACTAGATCCATACATATAATATCTCCAATACGAGTAAGTCTTATAAAGTTCTAAACCTGATTCTTTTTCAACAAGTTTTTGTTTTTTTTCAAGAAAAAACTTTGTTAATGCATCATTATAAAAAGAAGGACAATCTGTTGTTAAATCAGGTTTCCATTGTTCATCTAATTTATGATAACAATATCTTTGTAATAGTTCTAACTCTTCTTTTGAAAAGAAATTTTTTATAAGTTTATATCTATAATCTTTTATATTAGCCATGACACCAAACTATATCTAGTTCCTTTTGTTATAGGTTCAATTGAATGAGGAAACAAATAATTACTTGGAAAAAAAATAATAGTTCCTTTTTTACATCTTACCCTTTTAATTTCTTTTTTACTATCAGTAGGATCATAAAATACAACGTCACCTCCTTCATAATTTTCATTTAAATTTATTATACAACTCATACTTCTAGGAGCTTCTAAATCATAATCTACGTGAATGTCATATTTACCTCCAGGTCTATATTTAAGTAAATCAACTTGGTTACACACACGAGCACGGTTATGTGAAAATATAACATTATAGTTGGGTAAATATTGAAATATAATACTCGTTATATATCTAAAATATATTTTATCGGATATAAAATCTTTGTTTAAAGTATATCCTTTTACGTTTCTAATATCTGTATTAATACCAAGTCTTACTCTCATCTGTTCACGAGATTTATATTTTATATATGTTATTAGTTTTTTTACTAGATTTTCATTTAAATTAACGTTAAGAATTAGTATTGCTTTTTCTAAATTCATTACTTTGAAGCTTTCATTATATAGTAAACTAATATATAAGGGACTATATGCTACAAAAATTAAATTTCAAGCCTGGTTTTAACAAAATGATCACAGATTCAGCAGCAGAGTCTCAATGGGTTGATGGTGATTTTGTTAGATTTAGATATGGATTACCTGAAAAAATAGGTGGTTGGAATCAATTATCTGTTGCGGGTGAAACTTTGCCTGGGGTAGCACGTGCTCAACACACCTGGACATCTTTAGCTGGTGAAAGATATGCAGCTATTGGAACTTCTCAAGGTTTATTTTTATATTATGGAGAACAGTTTTTTGATATCACACCATTAGATACAGCTATTACAGGATGTACATTAACAACTGTTAATGGTTCAAATGTTTTAACTGTAGACAAAGGATCACATGGTTTAGAAGTTGGAAGATATGTAACTTTATCTGGTGTAACTGTCACAGGTGCATCAGACTTTACACCATCAGAATTACAAAAAGCATATGAAATCTTAACGGTTCCAACTATAGATAAGTTTACAGTTCAAGCTGTAAGAGCCGAAGGTGGATCAGGTATGACTGCCGCTGGAGCTGCAACTGTTAATCCTTATGTCAGTGTTGGTCCTGTTTTTCAAACAGTAGGTTATGGTTGGGGAACATCTTCATGGAGCGATTCAACATGGGGAACAGAAAGATCTACAAGTGATGTTATTTTAGATCCAGGAAACTGGAGTCTTGATAACTATGGACAAGTTCTTGTTGCAACAATTAGAGATGGAAAAACTTTTACTTGGAATGCAGGAGCATCCGGTGCAAGAGAGATAAGGGCATCTCAATCAACATCTGGTTATGCAACTACTTCAAATCCAACTGCATCAAGATTAACTCAAGTCTCTGATAGAGATAGACATTTATTTCATTTTGGAACAGAAACAACGATTGGTAATTCAGCGACTCAAGATCCAATGTTTATAAGATTTTCTAATCAAGAAAACTTAAATGATTATACACCAACTGCTGTTAATACAGCAGGTACATTTAGATTAGATAAAGGAAATAGAATAGTTGGAGCAGTCTCAGGTAAAGATTATACCTTAGTATTAACTGATAGCTCTGCTTATGTAATTCAATTTGTTGGTCCACCATTTACATTTAGTGTAAGACAAGTTGGTACTAACTGTGGATTAATTGGTCAACACGCATTAAGTTATTCCGATGGTAAAGTATTTTGGATGTCAGGTGAAGGTGGGTTTTTTGTGTTTGATGGTACTGTTAAATCATTACCATGTCTTGTTGAAGACTTTGTTTTTACAACAAATTCAAATAATTTAGGAATAAATTATAATGCAACAGATATAGTTTATGCAGAACACAATACTCTTTACAGTGAAGTAAATTGGTTTTATCCAAAATCAGGATCAGAACAAATTGATAGATGTGTTACATATAACTACGGAGAAAATGTTTGGACAACTTCATCACTAGCTAGAACTTCATATGTTGATACTGGAGTTTTTGATGTGCCATACGCAACCGAATATAATAGAACTTCTTTACCTGTATTTGCAGATATTTTAGGTATTACAAATAAATATGGGGCATCTACTTATTATGCTCACGAAGTAGGAACTGATCAAGTTAATGCATTAGGCACAACTTCTATTAACGCTTTTATTGAATCTGGAGATTTTGATATTACATCAAGCATTACTAGAGGTCAATCAACAGGTATAGCTAACTATAGAGGAGATGGAGAGTTCTTTATGTCTGTAAAAAGATTTATACCTGACTTTAAAGTTCTTACAGGTAATTCAAAAATTACCTTACTATTAAATAATTATCCAAATAATACTGCATCTAGCTCACCTCTTGGTCCATTTACAATAACATCATCTACTGATAAGGTAGACACTAGAGCAAGAGGAAGATTGTTATCAATTAAAATAGAAAATGATGGCACCGGTGAGACTTGGAGATATGGAACTTTAAGACTCGATGCTCAACCAGACGGAAGAAGATAATGGCAAAAGTAGTAGTTAGTATACCAGAACCACAACAAGAATATGAAGTTTCTAATCAAAGACAAATTTTAGAAGCTCTTGACACTTTAAAAAATCAACTTAACTTCTCTTTTCAACAAGATTTAAAAAATGAAGAAGATCAAAAGGAGTGGTTTTTAGGTGGCTAATTTTTTTAAAAGTGAAACGTTTAATTTAACAACAACCAATTTAACAACAGCATTAACTATTACTACGTCTGCTATTGCAATTGTTAGATCAGTTCAAGCAAGTCATGCAACAGCTAGTAATGTTGATATAGATTTATATTTAAAAAAATCAGGGGGTTCTGATGTTGAAATAGGACATGCAGTATTAAACAAGTCTACTGAAAATTTAGCTAAAAATGTAATTAATTTAGAAGGTGGGGATATACTAAAACTACAAGCAGATACAGCAAACGAGATCACTGGACAAATAAGTTATCTTTTGATAGATAGATCACAAGAAAATGGATAAAGAAAAAATAAAACATACTCACGATAATGGAGTTACTCATTCCCATGAAGGTGGAGATATTTCGCATACACATGATATACCTAAAATAGATTGTGTAACCACAACAACATACAGAAACACTAAGACAGGAGAAGTATTTAAAGAGAAAGTAGAAGGACCTGATATTGTACAAGATGTTACAGTTCAAATTACTAACAAAGGTCTAGATTTATTTCAGAAAGTAATGAATCAAAAAAATAATGGTGAAAATAATAAATAATGTTTTAACACCAGAAGACTGTTTTAGTTTATATGGTAGTTTAATAAATAGAAATATGTGGAACCTAGTAAGGGCCTCAGGAGAAAGTCTAGGAGGAACTTTTCCAGGAGTTAATTTAGTAGCAGGTGGTAAACCTATTCATAATGATCCTTATTGGATTGGATATTTTAATTGTTTATTTGATAGAATAAATCAAAAATTAAAAGAACAACATAATTTTTTATTAGAAAGAAACATAAATAGAATAGCTTTGAATGCACAAAATAATAATCACTACACGGAATTTCATGTAGATGGTGATTTAAACACTTTTAGTATTATAGGTTTTTTAACTCCTCAATGGGCAGAAAACTGGGGAGGTGAATTAAATATAGAAGGTGAAACTGTAAAATATAAACCAGGTGATTTTGTATTATTTAATTCTAATCAATTACATAAATCTCAAGAAATAAAACAACTACCCTATTGGAGGATATCAGTAAGTTATGTCATTAATAAATCAAAATCCTAGAGGCGGGACCGAGCTTCAATTTGAATATTTAAGAAAGCATGTAGAACCTAGCTTACTTAATCAAGTAGAAATTTGTACATCAGTTCCAGGCAAAGTACCTTTACATCCAACTAAGCTAAATATTCTTTGGCAAAAAAATTCTTGGGATCAACCTAATTTACAACCCTGGTTCAGTGATAAATCAAATCATGATAAATATGATTGGTATGTATTTAATTCTAATTGGAACTTTGAACAGTTTACAAAAAGATTTGATCTACCAAGAGAGAAATGTGTAGTTATTAAAAATGGTATTGAAGAAGTAAAACCAGTTATAACACAGTATAAAAAAGGTGATCCAATAAAAATAATACATCACTGCACACCTTGGAGAGGTTTATCTGTATTGTTAGGTGCAATGCAATTAGTTAACAATCCATTAATTACTTTAGATGTTTATTCTTCTTGTGAAGTATATGGAAAAGATTTTGCAGAAGCTAATGACAAATCATACGAAGCTTTATATGAACAAGCAAGACAACTACCTAATGTAAATTACATTGGTTATAAACCAAATGAATATATTAAAGAAAATTTAAAAGACTATAGAATGTTTGTATACCCAAGTATTTGGGAAGAGACATCTTGTATCTCATTACTTGAAGCAATGTCAGCGGGTCTATATTGTATTACAACTAATTATGGTGCTATATATGAAACAGGTGCAGAGTTTCCAATGTATGTACCTTACTCAAATGACTATAAAAGTTTAGCTAGAAAGTTTGCTGCAGGTATAGAAGCTTCTGCGGATATGCTTCATGCTCCAGGGCTCCAGGATCATTTAAAGATGCAACAAAATTATGTAAATAGATTTTATGACTGGGGAGTAAAAGGACAAGCATGGACAAGATTTTTGAGAGGAGCACTAAATGCAAAATAATGAACCAATATGGTTTTCTGAAAAAAAGAAAACAACCGCTAACGCAGATACTTATCAAACAGAAAAAATAGAACAGGTAGATTCAAACGTTAGAACTATTAACATAGGTAATATTATAGATAAACCAAAAGCAAAAATAATGGTTTGTACTCCTTGTCATAGTGAAGTGTCTATGCATTATACTCAAGCTGTATTAAAGTTTCAATTAGACTGTATGCAACAAGGTATACTAGTTAGTTTTACATTACTTAAATCATCTTTAGTTACACAAGGTAGAAATTTATGTGTAGCAGAATTTTTAAATCATAAAGATCATTATGATTATTTATTGTTCATAGACTCAGACATAGATTTTAATTCTAAAACTATATATAAAATGATAGGTGCAGATAAAGATGTTATTTCTTGTCCATATCCAATGAAAACACTTGATACAGATAAGATGTGGAAAAAAATAAAAGAAACCGATATGGTTAAAACTCCTGATGATATATTAAAAGCAGGTCACATATTTCCAATTAAAATGGGTAAAGGAAATGAAATGACTATGGAAAATGGAGTCATTAAAGTATCTCATGCTCCTACAGGATGTATGTTAATTAAAAGAGAAGTCATTGAAAAAATGATTAAACATCATCCAGAATTAGAAATATATCAGCCTACAGTTATTAATGGTAAAGAAGTCAAAAAAGATAATATGTACAATTTATTTGATACATTACATGATGTAGAAACTAAAAGATATTTTGGTGAAGATTTTGGTTTCTGTCAAAGATGGACAGATATGGGAGGAGAAGTATATATCTATGCTATGGATAATATAACTCACGTTGGAGACCATCAATATTGTGGTCGATTCTTTGATCTATTAGAGCTCG